AGCGGACGCGCTGGTGAGCATTGGAGCGATCGCTACCACCAGTCACACGGGTGCTGGCAGTTGGCCGCAAGAGATCACGCAATACTTTGCAGGCTCGAACGTTGTCGTCATACCGGACAACGATGAACCAGGCAGGCAGTACGCAAGGCGCGCAATACAGAACCTGCTCCCAGTGGCCAAGTCAATCAGGTACTTGGACCTTGAGCTGATGATGGAGGGCGATGACGCCTACGAGTGGGTCCATCACATGAACGGGACGAGAAAAGAACTCGCGGAGATGGCAAAGCAGGCTCCAGTCATTACGAAAGAGCTAGATGTAACGGACAGCGAACAATCAAACGAAGTAGAGCAAGATCAAGCCTACAACCCGACGCCGCAGCTACTCAACATCGAGGCGTGGGACACGATCAAAGACGAGCCGGTCAATTGGATAATAGATAACGTATTACCCGATAAGGGTTTTGCTGCACTATATGGTCCACCAGGCTCATACAAGTCATTCATTGCGCTGGACATAGCCGAGGCGGTGGCCACTGGACGCCCGTGGATGGGTAATGAGGTGAGCAAGCCTGGCGCGGTTTTATATATAGCCGGTGAGGGTCATGGAGGTATCGGGGCGCGGATTAAGGCGTGCAAGATCAACCACCAGACAAAGGACGGGGCGCAAATCTACGTCATCCGATACCAATTAAACCTTCGCAGTAGTGCCGATGACTTCAACCTGCTCATGGAGTCGATCTACGCCCTGATTGAGCGCACAGGCATAGAGCTGCGGTTGGTGCAGATAGACACGCTGGCCAGAGCATTTGGCGGTGGCAACGAGAACGACAGCCAGGACATGGGCGCATTTATCCATAACGCGGGTAAATTGCAACGCAAATTGGACTGCGCGCTCATGGTTTTGCACCACTCAGGCAAGGATCAGACCAAAGGATTGCGAGGTCACAGCTCGCTGCTGGGCGCGGTGGACACGCAGTTGGAGCTGCTAAAACTTGAACAAGTAGTCAAAAAGGATGGCGTGGCGGGCCAAGGAATCATCACCATAAGCAAGCAAAAGGATGGCCAGGACAACCTGAAATTCGGTTTTGAGATGGTCCAAATCAACATCAATGAGGGCGCAAAAAGCAGCTTGGGGCTGGACGAAAACCTGTCGCTGGCGGTAAAAGAGAACCAGGAAAACATCGACGAGCAGCACAAGCCGACCAAGAAACCACCATCAAGAAGGGGTGCTGGGCGTAACCAGACGGTGGCCATGGACGCGCTGCACAAGGCAATTAAGGAGTTTGGGGAGATGCAAGTGGTGGATGGGAAGCGCAATAAGTGCATCAATTTGGTGCGGTGGGAGGAAGCCTGTACCGCTAAATCTATGACTCCTAGGCAGTTTAAGGATAGCAAATTGTCACTGCAAGAGATCAAAAAGATTGAGATTTATGAGCCTTGGGTGTGGGTGATTTGGGATGATGATGATCAAAATGGTAGCGACTTTTAGGGTGTTTTGTGGTGTTTAACGAAATGGACGAAATGGACGAAATGGACGACGAAATGGTAGGTCATCAATTTACCATTTCGTATGGCATAAATTGGCTGGAAAAACGACGGAATGGACGCGTAAGTCTTAATACGCGTCCCATTCCGTCGTTTCAGCCAATGCCCGAATCTTGGTCCAAAGCGTTTGGTTTTAGACAATTTTGACGGAGTGGGAAATGGCGACAAATAAACTTAAAACATTGGCGATTAAGCAGCCAGCGATGCCGAGCTTTCCAGCAGACAGATTTGATGTGTTTAAGAACGCTGTCATGGTGGAGCTGGATAGTCGCAAGAATACCCATGAAGCTAAGTGGGGTATTGATAGGCTGGTCTGGTTGGTGGACAGCGAGTTGCGGGAAAAGGTGTGGCTGCAACTGGAGCGCGTTTGGCAGGCACAGGAATCACGGGATGACCAGAAACTGGACAGGGCGGTCAAGGGTATGTGTAAGGCGTACCAGGCGATGGAGGATTGGGCTGCGGCTAACGGGGTGAGCGAACTGCCGGACGTGGGGCAGATCGAGCACCAGCTAGAGGATGGCTCGGTGTTTGTCGTCGTGCCAAATGAACGCGCCAAGGCGCTTTACTGCCAGCAGTGGACGGGGATGACGGATAGACAGGTTTGGACAGCGAGTGAGCTGGCGATAATTGTCAGCAAGCAGGCAGGCGGGAAACTAGGTGAGATCAAGCAACTGTGGCCAGATAGCAAGCTGGTATCGGTTGGAGGTCCAAGCGGTTTTGATGATATGGTCAACGACTTGGATATGACTACACCGAGTAAGCAGCCTAAGTTGTTCGATACAAAGGCTTTCAGAGGGGCTAAATGATGCGTAGAAGCGATTTTGTGGGGATTTGTATGGGTATGGTGCTTGAGGGCGATAAATTGCGTTGGAGGGCGTTTTAATGGCTGGGCAAAAGAAAAAGCGTGAGGACTTGGCGGTGCTGGACTCGATACCTGTGGAGCAGATCGTGGCCATGTTCGAAGCGGGTAAGTCAACGGCAAGGATATGCGAGGCACTTGGAATTGGGCGGCGTGCGCTAGAAATCTGGTGCGAAATGCCCGAAAACGAGCATAAAATTGCTCGTGCGCGTGCGCGAGCAGCAGATTCTCTCGCCTGTCAGACGCTGGAGATCGCCGATGGCGCTGCGCCAGAGGAAAGTAACCTGGCTCGCGTGCGCATCCAGACGCGGCAATGGATCGCGGAACGCTGGAAACCGAGCGTATACGCGCAGCAGCGTGGTCCTGCGGTAAACATCAGCATTGGCGGCCTGCGCCTTGACGCGCTGCGGCACGTCGAGGTGTTGCAGGACGAGTTATCCACGCCGCAAATCACCAACTGATGCGACTTATGCACACAATCCTGTGGATAACCGCAAATCATGGCGTAATGCCTGTGGATATCCTGTGCATAAGCAGGATGTAACTTAACATAATGGCTATTGTATTAAGTACATTTGATTGATTTAATCAGACGCATTCGCAGAAAGTCAATCAAATCAATGACTTACAAACGTTATCCACACTGTCCACAGAAGCCTGTGGATAACTTCGCCTGCCTAGTCCCGCTGGCCCCGTGGCATCTTACCCCCCCTTCGCTTCAGCGGCAGGGGCGGCAACTGCTGCACCTAAACACTTACCGCCATGACCCTTAACCCTACCCCCCTATCCCCTACCCCGACACCGCCCACCGCCCTGAAAAAAATAAAAACTGTGCCAACTGAAAAGGTAAATGTCTCCAACGTGACACAACCCGACACCGCACAAGCAAAGAACCCGTTTATTGAGTGGGCGAAAAAGTATTACCGCAACCCTGTGCTGTTTGTGCAGGAGGTGCTTAACACGCAGCCTGACCCGTGGCAGAGGGAGTTTCTGATGCACATTGCCAAGGGTGAGCGCAGGATTAGCGTGAGGTCTGGGCATGGTGTTGGCAAGTCAACGGGCGCGGCGTGGGCGATTCTTTGGTATGCGTTTTTGCGTTTTCCTGTGAAGGTGGTGCTGACTGCGCCAACGAGCAGCCAGTTGTATGACGCCTTATTTGCGGAATTGAAGCGTTGGGTTAAGCAGTTGCCTGATGCGTTGCAGGACCAGTTGGAGGTCAAGCAAGACAGGATTGAGTTCAAAGAGTACCCGAACGAGGCGTTTATTTCGGCTAGGACATCAAGGGCCGAGCAGCCCGAGGCGTTGCAGGGGGTTCACTCAGATAACGTGATGCTGGTGGCTGATGAGGCCTCGGGTATACCGGAGCAGGTGTTTGAGGCCGCAGCGGGAAGTATGTCTGGCCACAGCGCAGTAACTTTGTTACTTGGCAACCCTGTGCGCTCCAGCGGGTTTTTCTATGACACGCACAATCGTTTGGCGGGTGACTGGGTGACGATGCGGGTGTCGTGCGAGGACTCGCCGCGCGTCTCAGAGGCTTACATTGAGGAGATGAAGTCGCGCTATGGCGAGGAAAGCAATGCGTACAGGATTCGCGTGCTGGGTGAGTTTCCCAGGTCTGATGACGACACGGTGATTCCGATGGAGTTGTTGGAGATGGCCACGCAAAGGGATGTGACGCCAAGCGTTAGCGCCAGGTTGGTGTGGGGGCTGGACGTTGCGCGGTTTGGATCGGACAGGTCTGCTTTGTGCAAGAGGCAGGGCAATGCGGTCCTTGAGCCGATTAAGACGTGGAAGAATTTGGATTTGATGCAGTTGACGGGTGCGATTGTGTCTGAGTATGAGGTCTTGATGCCGAGCCAGCGGCCGCATGAGATATTGGTGGACTCGATTGGTTTGGGAGCTGGTGTGGTTGACCGGCTGCGCGAGCTCAATCTGCCTGCGCGCGGGATTAATGTATCGGAAAGCCCTGCGATGGGCGGGACGTACAGGAACCTGAAGGCTGAGTTGTGGCACAAGGCCAAGGCATGGTTGGAGCAGCGTGACTGCACGATGCCCAAGGATGATTTGCTGATATCTGAGTTGGCCACCGTGCGGTATTCGTTTACGAGTAACGGCAAGATTCAGATTGAGGGTAAGGATGAGATTAGAAAGCGCGGGCTGGCAAGTCCAGACAGGGCTGATGCGTTTTGCTTGACGTTTGCCTCTGACGCGATAACGGGTGCATTTGGGTCTGCCTCTAGTAACAAGTGGGGGCAGACACTACGCAGGAACATACCCCGCGTAGCATAATTGGCGTACTTATTTTTAAGGAGTGAGCTATGAAGATGACCAAGGCGCAGAAGAAAGTTGGCAAGGTGATGCACGAATTTAAGACTGGCGGCTTGCCCTCGGGCAAGGGTGGAAAAGTCGTTAAGAATCCCAAGCAGGCCATTGCGATCGCTTTGTCAGAGGCCAAGATTAAACCCAAGAAGGCGATGAAGTAATGGCCACAAGTATGCGCGACGTGCCTGCGCGTTATCAGGGCGCGATGAATCAGATGATGTCAAAGACAAGCACTAAGTGCCCATTGCCCACGCAGGACATCACGCTTAATTTAAAGAACCGAGCCAAGGCGATTACTACTGCGGCGTATGGTCCTGAGAATCCAGAGTTGCCAAATACGGCGTATTGGAAGAAGAAGGCTGATACGTGGGACGTTAGCGTAGAGGACGCGAAAAAGAGTCGTTGCGGTAACTGCGCGGCTTTTAATGTGCAGGACTCTATCAAGGAGTGCATTGCCAAGGGAATTGGTAACGAGGCAGACCCGTGGGGGACGATTGACTTGGCTGAGTTGGGTTATTGCGAGATATTTGATTTCAAGTGCGCGGCCAGCAGAACGTGCGATGCGTGGGTTGTTGGTGGTCCTAATGATGGCAGCAAGGATTCAGAGGAACCTATGGATACGGAAATGGAAGGCGGGACAGAGGAATGAAAAAGCCTGGACTTTATGCAAATATCCACGCCAAGCAAGCGCGTATTAAGGCTGGCTCTGGCGAGAAGATGAATAAGCCTGGTTCAAAGGCAGCGCCAAGCGCGGCTGATTTTCGTCAGGCGGCTAAGACTGCAAAGCCGGTGAAGAAGAAATGACTGCGGCCTGGCAGCGCAAGGAGGGTAAGAACCCTGCTGGCGGCTTGAACGCCAAGGGCAGAGCCAGCGCCAAGGCAGAGGGTATGAACCTAAAGCCCCCCGTCAAGTCAGGGGACAACCCGCGGCGGGCTAGTTTCTTGGCGCGCATGGGCAATATGCCTGGCCCTGAGATGAAGGACGGAAAGCCTACTAGGTTGCTGCTCAGTCTTAATGCGTGGGGCGCAAGCTCCAAGGCAGATGCAAGGGCAAAGGCAAAGGCCATATCCGCAAGGAATAAGTCCAAGTGATCTGCCCCATTGTTATCTCCACCGTTCACGGCAAGGGGCTAGGTGTTTTGCTTGAATCGATTAAGCAATACTGCCCAGAGGTCCCTGTTTATTTGCGCGGGCCTCAGTCCGTGATTGAACACTTCAATGTTGACGTTAAGTTGTTTGGTCTGCCCACGAATTTTGGTGATGATTACAACGCCATCATCAACCTTGCGCTTAAGGAGTTTGATTCTGTTGTCGTGGCCAATGATGACATTGTTATAACTCCATCAAGTTACCGGCTACTGATGGAGGACGTGGACATATTGCTGGACATGGAGCTGCCTGTTGGATGGGTGGCTTCTCGGACTGATTCTGCGCGTCAGGTACAAAACATTAGGTTTAATCCTGATGGCGAGACCATTGATATGTGCCGGTTTAAGTATGAGTCAAGGATTATTCCAGCGGGAGTTATTAGCCCGATATTTGCTTGGATACATGGAGACACATTCAAGCAGGCTAATTTTCCACCGCTTAACTGGTACTCTGATGACGTTAACTGTGAGGACCTAAATGCCAAGGGGTTTGAGCATTATGTTTCTACGTCTTACGTCCACCACGTTGGCAGCCAGACAATTGGCACAAATGCAGAGCATTTAACACACCAGGCATTGCCTTGGTTAATGAAGAACAGACCAGAGTATGCGGCGCAGTGGTTTAACTCTTAACCTTGGATCGGGTCGTGATTGGCGCGACGATTGTGTCAATATGGACATTAATGAGAATAAGAACCCCGATTGGCATGGCGATATATGCACTATTGAATGGGGCCAGAAGATACAGACGCACGCTGGTGAGTTAACAGTCGAGCCTGGTGTATTTACAAAAATACTCGCGCAAGATGTGCTCGAGCACGTTCCTGATTTAGTTAAGTGCATGAGGAACTGCTTAGATTTGCTAGATGTTGGCGGCGAGATGCATATCCATGTGCCTTATGAGTTGAGCCTTGGCGCGTGGCAGGACCCGACCCATGTGCGCGCGTTTAATGAAAACTCATGGGTTTATTACTGCGCCTGGCACTGGTATTTGGACTGGAAAGATTACCGATTCGAGATGAAGCATTTGGAATTTAGGCTGTCAAAGTATGGCGAAAGCCTAGAATTAGAGCAAGATGAGTTATTGCGCACACCGCGTGCAGTTGACTCCATGTACGTCGTTTTACGAAAGATACCCGTATGAAAGACCTAGAGATAACCACCGATGTATCGGCTATGCAGCCGATGGATGATTCCGAGTTAGAGGCAATCATTGGTCAGGATTTAACTGACGCCGTGAGTTATGTGGACTCTGACTTGTCGCCTATTCGCGCCAAGGGTACTGAGTATTACCGTGGTGACCCGTTTGGAAATGAAGAAGATGGCCGGTCTCAGGTGGTGGCGATGGAGGTGCGAGATACCGTATCTGCCATGATGCCAAGCCTAATGCGCATTTTCTTCTCAAGCGAGAATGTTGTTGAGTTTGTGCCAGAGGGCCCAGAAGATGTTGCTGCTGCAAAGCAGGCTACCGACTACGCCAACTTTGTATTTAATGCCGATAACAATGGGTTTATGACCACCTATGCGATCTTTAAGGATTCGCTGGTGCGTAAGTGCGGTATTGCTAAATACTGGTGGGAAGAAAAAGAGACTGTACGCATTGAGGAGTATTCTGGTCTGGACGATGAGACCCTGCAAATACTGTCTCAGGAGCAGGCAGAGGTGAAGATTGTTGTCTCTTACCCTGACCCTGCCGCAGTGCAGGCGATGCAGTCAATGGCCCCGCAAATTGATCCAGTTACCGGCCAGCAGATGCCTGTGCCGCCTGCGCCAATGCTGCACGATGTGCAGATCAAGCGCGTATTAAAGGATGGCCGCATCAACATCATGGCAGTGCCTCCAGAGGAGTTGCTGCTTGATCGGCGCGCACGTTCTTTTGATGACGCTGGAATCATTGCCCACCGCAAGATGGCCACCATAGAGGAGCTGGTTGCGATGGGCTACGATGAGGACGAGGTGCGCGACAACATCACGTCAACCGATTTGGATAGCAATGAGGAATATTTGGCACGCCAGCCACTGTCTACTACGTTTGGTATGAACGACAGCGCAAACCCTATGCAGCAGCGCGTGCTGTACGTTGAGGCGTACTCGCGCATTGATTATGACGGTGATGGAATTGCAGAGTTGCGCAAGATTTGCTGTATTGGCTCTGGGTACAAGGTTGTGCGTAACCTGCCAGCGTCCTATATTCCATTCGTGGACTTCCCCTGCGACCCAGAGCCGCACACCAGCCCACTTGAGGCGATGTCCATATTCGACATCACGCACGACATTCAGGAGATCAAGTCAGAGATTCTGCGCAACACGCTGGACTCTCTGGCGCAGTCGATCCACCCGCGTACCGCCGTGGTCGAGGGCATGGTCAACATGGATGACGTGCTCAATAACGAGACGGGTGCTGTGATTCGTATGCGTCAGCCTGGAATGGTGCAACCATTTAGCAATCCGTTTGTTGGGCAGGCCGCATTCCCGATGCTGGATTACATTGACCAGATCAAAGAGGACCGTACCGGCATGAGCAAGGCCGCTATGGGTTTGAATGCTGACGCTTTGCAGTCAAGTACCAAGGCTGCGGTGGCCGCCACTATCAGTGCAAGCCAAGGTCGCATTGAACTGACTGCGCGCCTGATGGCCGAGGGCATGAAAAAGCTGTTTAAGGGAATCCTTTTCCTGCTGGTGACGCACCAGGACAAGCCGCGGATGATTCGACTGCGTAATGAGTTTGTGCAGATGGACCCGCGTGCGTGGAATTCAGCGATGGATGTCCATATCAATATCGGCCTTGGTAATGGCGATACCAATGAGCGTATCCAGGCTCTGATGATGATTTTGTCCAAGCAGCAGGAGGCTTTGACTCAGTTGGGTCCACAAAATCCGCTGGTTACACCTTCGCAGTATTCGCATACTCTGCGCCAGATTGTGCAATTGTCTGGGTTTAAGGACGCATCACAGTATTTCAATGACGTGCCTGCCGATTACCAGCCGCCAGCCCCAGCGGAGCCAAAACCCACCCCAGAGGAGGTCTTGGCGCAGGTGCAGGCAAAGTCTATCGAGGCAGATATCCAGAAGAAAGCTGCCGAGTTGGAGCTTAAACGTCAACAGATGATTCGTGACGACGATTACCGGCGTGATGTATTGGCACAAGATTTGTATCTGAAAAAATACGAACTTGAGTTAAAGTACAACGCACAGATTTCTACGGCTGAGATTGAAGCGCAGCAAAATCTAAACCGAGAAGCAATGCAGCAGCAGACCACCCTAGCACAAAGCCAGATGTCAGCGGCTGCGCCCATCAACCAATATGGAATGGCATAAATGGAAAATGAAGAACTTGTACGCAAGGGCCGAAAGGCAAGCCAATTGCTGGAGGATGAAACCTTCAACATGGCAATCAACAAGATGGAAAACGACCAGCTCTGGTACTTTCGGTCTACGAAACCAGAGGAGTCTGCCAAGCGAGAAGTCGCATGGGCCATGCTAAAGGCAATCGATAACCTAAAGATCGAATTGCAAAAGATTGTTGACAACGCGAAAGTGGCACAGCGTGCCATTGAGCGTGCGAATAAGTAAAGGACATTTATGCCAGAAGTACAAACAGGTTCTGCGGGACCTATGAATCTGGACCAAGCGGCCCAGGCACTCTCAGCAATGCTGCCCGATGAGGGAGAACAGTCAATTGAGGAGACGTTGGACGATTCGCTGCAAGGCGAGTCGGCGGCGCTAGAAGAAATATCAGAGGAAGATGCAGACGCAGCCCCTGATGAAACGGATAGCGAACAGTCAGAGGAAAGTGACGATTCTGAGGAGGAAAAGCAGGATCAGACCTTTACCGTCAAGGTTGACGGGACAGAGGTTACTGTAACCCTGGAAGAACTCCAAAAGGGATATTCACGTACTCAGGACTACACGCGAAAGACTCAGCAAATTGCCGAAATTCGACGCCAAGTCGAGTCGGAAGCAGAGGCCATTCGCGCCGAGCGTAGTCAGTACGCTCAGTTGTTAGGGGCATTGGAGTCGCAGGTTCAGCAAGCCGCGCAACCTAATATCGATTGGGACCGTCTCTACCAAGAGGACCCCATCGAGTGGGTGCGGCAGAAAGAGGTGATGCGTGAAAACCAAGCCAAGGCGCAGGCTATTCAGTTTGAAAAGCAGCGTCTAGCGGAAATTTCACAGCAGGAGCAAGCTCAACAGATGCAGGCTTTTCTTGCACAACAGCAAGAGGAACTGCTGAAGGTTTTGCCTGATTGGAAAGACCCAAATAAGGCGAAAAAAGAGAAGGAATTGCTCATTGACTTTGGCCAAAAGGCTGGGTTTAGCACCGATGAACTGAAGAACATATTCGACCACCGAGTCGTTAACGTGCTGCGTAAAGCTGCACTGTACGAGCAGATGATGTCCAAGAGGACCAACATCAAGCCGGTGGTTAACAATGGTCCACGTCCTGCCAAGCCAGGTGCAGCAGGCCGTGTCTCCCAAACAAGTGAAGCTACTCGCGCAAAACAGCGTCTTGCAAAAACTGGTCGCATCAACGATGCGGCTTCCGCAATTGAACTTTTACTGAAGTGAGTAAATTATGGCAATCGTAACTAACACCTTCACCACCTTTGATGCCAAGGGTATCCGTGAAGATTTGAGCAATGTAATCACCAACATTGCACCTGAAGAAACGCCTTACATGAGCAACATTGGCCGCGAGTCGGTCAGTAACTCTCTGTTCGAGTGGCAAACCGATACTTTGGCAGCCGCAGCAGCCAACAAGCAGTTGGAGGGTGACGATGTTGCATCCTTTGACGCTGTTACTGCAACCGTGCGTCTGCAAAACTACGCTCAGATTTCCCGCAAGACTATCGTCTTGTCGGCAACTGAGGAAGTGGTTAACAAGGCCGGTCGCCGTTCTGAATTGGCTTATCAGATCGCCAAGCGCGGCTCTGAGTTGAAGCGTGACCAAGAATTCACCATGCTCAATGGTGCAGTTGCTGCTGCTGGTAACACTACCACTGCACGCGGTACGGCTTCTCTTGGTGCGTTTATCAAGACGAACGTTGATATGCAGACTAACGGTGCGAATCCTTCGTACACGACTCTGCCTAACAGCGCCCGTACTGACGGTAACGTGCGTACCTTCACTGAGACCATTTTGAAGAACGTCATCCAGCAAGTCTGGACTGCTGGCGGCACTCCAAAAATCTTGATGACTGGTCCCGTTAACAAGCAGCGCGTATCTGGCTTCTCTGGTATCGCTTCTGCACGTTACAACCTGAACGGTGGTGATCGTCCTGCAACCATCATTGGCGCGGCCGACATTTACGTCAGCGACTTCGGTCAAGTGCAAGTGGTTCCTAACCGCTTCCAGCGTGAGCGTGATGCGTGGGTGATTGATCCCGAGTACGCAAAGATGACTACTCTGCGTCCTTACCAGCAGATCGAGCTGGCTAAGACTGGCGACGCTGAGAAGCGTATGCTGATCGTAGAGTGGGGCCATAAAGTCTTGGCTGAAAATGCCCACGGCTTGGCTGCTGATCTGATTACTTCGTAATCAAGCATGGAAGGGATCAGGGAAACCTGGTCCCTTTTTTAGATGAGCGACTCAATATTATTTGACAAGAACGCAGACCTTGGCATTACTAGGACGTGGCACTATGATGAGGCTACTGACAAGGCGACCATACAGACAAGTCAAGATGTAACGGCAATCATTAAAGAAAACCGCGACATTTATAACCAAGGCGAGAAGCACGACAGGTGGGGTGAGTGGAGCCGCGTGGCGTCCATACCGCTGAGTGTTTATTTCAAACTCAAGGCAGAGGGTAAGTTGGAAGATGAGGCGTACATGAAACGCTGGCTTAACGACCCAGAAAACCAATACTTTAGAACTCGACCAGGACAAGTATGAACTATGTAGCAGTCTGCACGCCAGCGCGTGATATGGTCCACACCAACTTCACCTATTGCTTGGTGAACATGGTGGCTTATCACACCATCAGCACCACCGACGCTGTATCTCTAAAGATCATGCAGGGCACGCTGATACAAAACCAGCGCGCTGATTTGGCGCTGGACGCTATGGCTGAGGGCTGCACTCATATCCTATTTATTGACTCGGATATGACTTTTCCACAGGACATGGTAGGAAGGCTGCTAAAGCACGATCTGGACATCGTGGCCACCAACTGCGCACGTCGCAGAATGCCTACAGGACCGACCGCACAGAATTACAAGCCTGACGGTACTCGGGAGCTGGTGTACACCATGCCTGATTCCACTGGAATTGAGGAAGTTGGCTCCATTGGCATGGGAGTTATGCTGATTAAGCGTAACGTCTTTGAAAAGCTATCAGAGCCTTGGTTTGAGACTCCGTGGCGTCCAAAGGAGCGCGGGTACATTGGTGAGGACATTTTCTTCTGCCGTAAAGCTAAAGAGGCAGGGTTTAGAATCCACATTGACCATGACGTAAGCAAAGAGATTGGTCACATTGGAACATTTGAATTCAAGCACGACCATACATGGGTAATGCGTGACCTTGAGGAAAAGGAAAAGGCAGCGTAATGGCTCTGACAACGTACACGGAGTTACAAACATCCATCGGTGACTGGCTAAACCGCACCGACCTTACGTCTGCTATTCCTGACTTTATCTCTCTGGCCGAGGCGCAGATTGAACGCCAATTGCGCACCAGGCAGATGGTTACTAGGTCAACTGCCAATTTTTCTACTGAGTACGGTGCTGTTCCTGATGATTTCCTAGAAACAAAATCACTCAAGCTCACAAGCACAAACCCTGTTACTCCATTGGTATTTCAGACTATTGACGCATTGGATGATTTATCAAGGACATACTCATCTTCCTCACGTCCTAAATACTTTGGAATTGTCGGTGGCCAGATCAGGCTAGTTCCATCTCCAGATGCAACGTATACCACTGAGTTGGTGTACTACGCTAAATTGACCAAGTTGTCATCCACAGTAACGACTAATTGGCTATTGACATCAAGTCCTGACATTTACCTTTATGGAAGTCTGTTACAGGCTGCTCCATACTTGCAGGATGATGCGAGAATACCCGTATGGTCAAACCTGTATGACAGGGCTTTAACTGATGTCCAGACAGCGGATGATCGTGGCGCTACTTCTGGTGGTGCTATGGCTGCAAGAGCTAGGAGCTTTGGATGATTGTTACGACTACAAAGGGTGAAATGGATGACTCTTTGCTGGTAAAGCAAGAGGGATCAATTGATACTGAAAATGAATTAACCAGTTGGACTGAATACTGGTTAGATGGTGAACTGGTACATAGATCGGTTCATGTACTGTTGAAAAAGAACGTTGCGGCAGATGGTGTCGCGGCGATGATTGGATAGGAATACATCATGGCAAATACCCAGGCAATGTGTACATCGTTTAAGGTTGATCTGCTAAACGCAGTCCATGCGTTTAATAGCACTGGAGTGCCTGCGCATACGGTTGCTACAGCAGATACATTCAAGGCTGCCCTGTACCTAGCCAGCGCAACCGTTAACGCTTCTACAACTGCTTACAGCTCTACTGGAGAAGTAACTGGCACTGGATATACAGCAGGAGGTGTTGTCGTTACGTTTGGCACTGCTCCATCATCCACTAGCACTACCGCGTTTATCACTCCAAGCGCAAGTATTGTCTTTAGTAGCGTGACGCTATCTACAGCCTTTGATGCTGTATTAATTTATAACTCTAGCCAGAGTAATAAGGCAGTCAGCGTACATACATTTGGGTCACAGACAGTGACTGCTGGTACGTTCACTCTGACCATGCCAACAAATGACTCCAGCACCGGCCTGATTCGGCTGGCATAACCTGGGGGCAGCAATATGGCTGCGTATGGCTCTGGCTATTACGGCAAGGGCGTCTATGGCATAGGCAATGTAGTTGTCAGGGGCAACCAGGCAACTGGAGCCGTTGGAACTCTGCTTGTCAATATTTCAGAGCAGGAAGATGGTGTCATTGCCACTGGCAATGTAGGCACTGTTACAACGTCTAGGACAGTTGCAATCACCGGCAATGTGGCGACATTTGCCACAGGATCGGTTTCTGTATCTAGTACCAAAGCAGTTACTGGTAATTCTACAAATCTATCGATTGGTACTGTTTCCCCAGCTATGGCGCTGGACGTATCGGGTAACTCTGCAACCATTTCTGATGGAACCATATCTCGCGGTAATACTTCGTTTGCTTTGAGTGGTAATGCTTCAACCTTGTCTGTTGGAACATTCGGCGTTGAAGTAATCACTTTCCAAGAGATTACTGGCGTATCAGCAACATCAAATATTGGCAGCGTCACAAACAGCGTTTCGGTGGCGATAATTGGGGTAAGTGCATCAGGTTCTGTCGGTACTGTATTAGGTTATGGGTGGGGTGCTACACCAGACACATCCGAAACTTGGTTAGGTCAGTCAGATACTTCTCAGTCTTGGTCA